ATACCGAATCGGGAGACGAATACTTCTCAACTCCGGAAATAGATTTTGATGGAGAAGATGTAGGAAACGTAATTGTTATATCAAGCATGGAAAATGCCACTTCTGGCATAGTCTATACCTCTGTAGCGGATATTTCGTTCCAGTTGTTTGGATCCGTCCTACCAACGCCGTCTGTTGAGTTAAGCATAACATCAATAACTGATGATTCCTTGGTTCTAGTTGAAGCAGAGAATGGTTCGCCTCTAAGTCTCCAGGGATCTTATGCTGATGTTCAGTTCTTCATAAAGGATCCGACTGATTCAAATGCGGATGATGCGCTTCTGCTTCTACATAGTGACTTGGTTTCTAGTGGAGTCATACAGGCTGGTGATGGTCTCAAGATTTCCTACATTGATGAGAATGATGCAGACTTCTTCGATACGAATTGGTTTAATGCTCTTGAGTCACTAGAGGCTGCTGAGGCACAGATCATTGTTCCGCTTCCGAATCAGGCAATTTCCTCAATCTTTAGAGCGACTGTAAATCACTGCGAAAATATGAGTTCGGTCGCTAACCGAAAGGAAAGGGTTGCATTCATCGGAGCCCAGATGGGAGTTACTCCAGCAGCACTTATCGGAACAAGCTTAATAGCAGTTGAAGATATTGGAATTATCGAAGGAATCCAGGGAGATGACGCAGAAGAAATCCTAGACGGAGATGTAGAGGATCTTGTCAACTTCAAGTTAAGTGATAATTACACCAGCAATCGTGCAGTTTATTTCTATCCAGACACTATCGTAAGAAACGTGAATGGAACGAATGTCAATTTACATGGCTTCTATCAGGGAGCAGCAGCTGCTGGATTCTTATCCGCGAAGCAGAATGTGGCAATTCCACTAACCGATAAGGCTCTATCTGGATTCTCGCTAACAAGAGATAAGGTCTATAGTCCGACGATTCAGAATCAGCTCGGTGGAGTTGGAGCGACGTTGCTTCAGCCGATTACTGGAGGAGGAAGAGTCTTGGCCGGAAGAACGACAAGTACCTCCGGATTTATCGAGGATGAAGAGATTTCTATCATCTTTATACGAGACGCAGTAAAGAGGACTCTCAGAAATTCATTAAGACCATTTATCGGTGGAGTTCAGAGCGCAGATACGAATATTCTTATGAGCGCAAGAGTAAGAACCATTATGAATGGGCTGGTCGGTCAAGGTTTGGTTACAAGCTTTAAAAACATTAGAGTAGAGCAGGATAAGGTTGACCCAAGACAGATCAATGTCTTCCTTCAGTTTGCTCCGGCTTACCCCATTAATTATATCTTTATAGATATCGAAGTTGGCGTCATTTAATTAGGAGAACGTAATGGCAGATTACCCAAGTACAGGAACTCTATTCGACGGAAGTCCTCCCCCAGAGACGGGCGGAAGGACTCGCGCCGGATTATCGACACAGATTATTGTTTATGTAAACAATGAGCCTGTTGGCGCGATTCAGAGTTTCCAAGAGAGTCAGACAAGATCGCTCAAGCAGCTATCTGAGGTCGGAACTGATGGATTAATTGAGATAGTTCCTCAGTCTTCTGCTACGTTCAGCCTGACAATTAACCGAATAGTTTTCGATGGACTATCTCTTCCTGAGGCCTTTTCTAGAGGATTCAGAAACATTCAGTCACAGAGAATGCCGTTCAACATAGTTGTCATTGATAAGTTTACTGGAGATGGAAACAGTGCTGTGGTAACGACTTACCATAATTGCTGGTTTGCAGCTTTAGGAAAGAGCTATACTACAACTGACTATACAATTACAGAAAATGCAACCGTAAACTGTGAGCATGTATCTACTACGAGAGCCGGTGAGGCGATTGCTCTAAGTCAGGGCACACAGGGCGCTAGAGAGATTCCGGGTAGGAATATTGATAGTGTTGAAACTGCGGCAGATTCTGGCGAGCGAAGAGGAACCTTGGATTTCCCGGGACTAATCTCCGCAGCTTACTAGAATTATTTAATCTTAAAAGAAACGCCGCTCTTTTTGGGCGGCGTTTCTTTTTGTGGGTGATGTTCAAAAGATATTAAGTATTATATCAGCATAAGTGGAGTTTAAATATGGCAAAAAGATCAGGCAAGGTATTGGGAACGGAAGCAGGTTTAGCTGCAGAGAGAATGAGCGAAATGGAGAAGCTGGCAGCAGGCTCTCAAGAGGAATCTGAGGATGCTCCCAAAAAGCTAAAGCTTTCTTCTTTAAAAGATTTAATCTTTCTTGGAAAATTAACCAAAAAGGAATTGATTAATGGATTTTTGTTTGAAGTATCTACCTTAAGTATTAGCGAGCAGAAACTAATCATGAAGAATATAATGAAGTCTGAAGAGGTTGATAGACTTCTGGATATTAAGCCATTAACCATGTCTTATGCACTTAGAACTATCAATGGAGTGCCACTCGAAGACCTAAGTGATAATGAAGATTTGCCAGTTGAGCAGAGAAGGTTAAATGTAGTCCTAAATATGCAGATATCTTTGGTGGAAAGATTGCACCGAATTCATGAAGAGCTTGTTGCAGAGTCCAGCAAGGAGGTTGGGCTCGAAGAACTAAAAAAATAGCGGCGGAGCCTGTAAATAGGCTTCGTTGGAAACTCTGCAAAATCTGGAACTGCAGGTCAGACGACCCAAGGTTCCTTGAAATAACAAAAGACCAATGGTCTTGGTATGCTCAAATGCTTTATCAGGATGAGATGGATCAGTATGACTACGATCTGGGTATAACGGAGTATCTTGCTTCATTCTGGAATGCAGAAGCCGTTAAGAAGGTCCGAGATTCTAGAGAGGCAGCTGAAGATCCGAGATTCATGGACGATGAGGAATTCGAGAAGCAAATATTGAACAGAACCTTCAAGGATGACCACATAGTTCAGGCTATTAAAGAAAAGTACAAAAATACTAATTTATATGATAATGAAAGAGCTAGAGACGGAAGAAGCGTCCGTCTGCCAAAGAATTTGGCTGGGCTTCTTAACATCGCGAAAGAGAATATAGATTAAGTTATGGGCGATAAATTAAAAGAGATTACAGCGGATGCTGATGCTACGTCTAAAGCACTAACTGAAGCTGCCTCCTCTATCGAGCGTCTGTCTCGCTTAGGATCACAAACTACAAAAGAAGTAGGTGGCATAACTAATGCTTTTGGGGACCTTGAAACGTCTGCCCTAAGACTGACCTCGGCACTTAAAGGTGGAGTTACTGCGGTAACTTCAATATTATCTGCGACTCCCGCACTAGGCCCACTCTTTGAGGGCCTTGGTAAGAATATAGGGTTTAGCGTAGATGTTCTAGATACATTCATAGGAGTTGCCAGTGATGCTTTAGAGCTGGCTTTTAATCTCTTCGACGCTCCCTCGCGAGATGTGAGAAGCTTCGCTGATGGAGTTTTCGATTTAAATAAGAGGTTCGGAGGCACCATTGAACAGGCATTTGTATTTGCAGATGTAATGAAAGCCGAAACCATGAGCCCATTTGCTAGGGCACTTCATTTAACTCGTGATGAAATGATTGCATTTGCGAATGCAACCGGCAGAACAAACATAACCTTGGAACAGCAGGGAAAGATTGTAGATACAGGCATTGGTAGGACCAATTTATTGGCTGCTACGATGGCATTGGCTTCAGCGAGTAGCCTTACCGTAACGGAAGGCGCTGGCCTTCTAAACACAGCTTTAAATAAGCAGGGCAAAAGTGCTCAAGATGCTTTGGAAATAATGGGATTATTTACTGGAGTAGCCAGAGAGACCGGCCTTAGCATTGATGATGTTTCTTCTAATCTAAACAGCGCCGTTGGCAACTTCACTAAGCTTGGCATATCTGCCGACTTCGGAGTCCCACTTTTGCAGGGATTTGCCAGAGTTATGATGGATATGGGGCTCGGCATTGAAAATGCAACGGATTTAACTACCGGCTTATCTAGTGCTTTAGCCAGCCTTACCACTGATTATGCAAATGCATATATTATGTTCCAAAGAGGTGGTTTGGAGATGGGGGGAAGCGGCGGTGGTGGAGCTTTGGGCGCATCTATCGGCTTGCAGGCAGAAGTTTTGAAAGCAGATAGAACGGGTGACCAATCCAGTTTGGCTACACAGTTAGCAAAAGGAATGAGAGATACTCTCGCATCCTTTACTGGCGGAAATATAGTTACAGTTGAACAGGCAGATAAGAGTCCTGAGCTACAGACTCAGTTTTATACACAGCAGCAGTTATTGCAGAATCAGTTTGGAATAAAAGATGCTGCATCTGCAAATAGAACGCTTGAATTATTAGCCCAGATTGATGATGCAACTAGAGCTGGAGATCTTGATGCAAAAGCCTCCTTGGAAAAGCAGCTAACGCACGAGAAAGAGGGAAGAGATTTAACTCTTGATGAATTTGAGAAAGCAAATAGGCATTTGGCTGCACATTCAAACCTATTGGCCGTTATTGCCAGACCAACTCTAATGAAACAAAGAGGCGGAGCAGAGTTGCTTAGAGAAAGCTTTGTAGATCCGTCAATTGATAGGGCAGCTAAGTATGCAGAGGATGGCGTAGCAGCGTATGATAGACAGCTTACAAAGGTTCTTGCATTGGCTGGAGCTGGAGCAGATAAATTTGGTATGACAGATCCTGGCACAGATCCAAAAACCTCACCAGCAGCCGCAGGAGCAAAATCACCCAGGGCAGGCACAGCTTCATTGTCTGCGAATACTGATATCGTTGTGTTGGCGGCGGAAACGGCAGCCACAGCGGCTAGCATTGCTGCAATCAATGAGGCTGGGTTTGTAAATAAGGATGATTTTGTCGCAGCATTAGCAGCGGCTATGACACAGAGTTTAAACGACAACTTGTCTATAAAAGTCTCTCTAACGGAAGATGCCAAGCAACAGGTTGCGGTCGTTGCTAGTCTTCAGAAACAAATTCAATAGGAGCTTATAATGGCAGACCAACACAGAATCGGAAGACAAACTATAATCTTCTTTCTTCCACTAGAGATGGATGCATTTGTTAATGATCAAAACCCTTATTCCGCGTCAAAAGATGGAGAGGTTTTTTGGGATAAGAAACAAATGTACATCAATCCCCAATCTTTCGTTGTTAACGAGAAAAAGCTTGTTAAGGCAGACCTTACAAAGGGTGGCTATGTTGTTCAATATTGGGGAGAAGAGCTTCCTACAGTTCAGGTCAATGGAACTACGGGCTCTGCTGGCATAGAGGGGATAAATGTTCTTAGAGATATTTATCGACACGAGCAAATACAGTTTAGAAGGATTCTGTTACGACGACAGCGAGAAATGGCAGAGGCTGCAGCACAAGACGCAAAAGACGCCGCCAATAGTTTGACAAAAAGAGACGATGCATTCGGATCTTTTTCTAATGTATCAGATTTATTAACAGGTGGAGCCTTTACGCAGATTGTTGATGGAGTTTCTAACTCTATAGACTTGATTTTCGGAACAGAAGTCGGTGCCAGACTTGGAAGGCCCGGCGTATTTGAGAGTGTGGCGACTCTTGCTGCTTTCGCTACGAATATAGATATGTATTATCAGGGAGAATTTTTTAGAGGATATTTCTCTAATTTTACAACGACAGAATCTGCTACTCAGCCTGGACTATTTGATTATACTTTTGGATTTACAATCACAAGAAGAACCGGCAAGAGGTCTAACTTCATGCCCTGGCATAGAAGTCCTACCGGATTTGATAACGAAACAACAATAAGTTTGGGCACAACAGAATCCAAAGGACAAGGCTCCGGAGTTGAAGGACTATCTTTTCCTCCTATAGATTCTGGTAATAATATAGGAGGCGGAAACCTTGTCATTGATGAAAATAACTCAGTAGGCCCTGCGGGACATACCTCTTCAAGCTTTGACGATCAACCTGTAGTGGAGGAGGCTCCGAACTCTGTTCCGATCAAAAGAAGAGGCTCTTTCTAAGGCGGAATTAGTAAAATACTATTATGGCTCATAAAACATTAAAGGCAAATATATCAGCTACCTTATTGAAGGCTGCTTCCGATATTATGGGAGGAACTCACCCTGCTCATGTGGACTTGAGCGGCGGGAATAATCCGTCTCTTGTGAATACTGGTGCTTCTATCTTTTTTGATCAAGATCACTCCGCATCAATAACCCCAGACACACGAAACATTATAGCAATGTCCCCCGATGCCACTATTTTGGTTAAGAAGAAGGTTTTTTCATCATTTAGCGGGATCAATGATATCAGGTATATTGATAAAACAGAAAAGATGTTGCTCCGAGCGACAAAAGCTCTTTTTGCATACAAGGTTCAGCAGATAAGGGCATATGAGAGCCTGACTAAGTTCGAAAACTTTTTCTCTGATAACCACATGTACAGCGTGAACCTTCTTTCTTCTCTTTTGAAAGAGGGAGCCTTTCTTGACACAGATAAGCTTGGAAAAACTAAAGAAGAATATATATCAGAGAGATTAGAGGTTTGGCTAGGAAGGGATATGTCCCCCACGTCTTTCGATACCACGACACAAAATTTTGAAGACTTTTCTGCCGGAAGTGAGTCCTTGGCCACATTCGATATTGCCTCTGGATCCTTTGTAACTGACCCAGACAAAAACAGAATCATCACCAATGGCGAGTATTTAAAAAATATTCCATCTTCTCAAGCTCGGGCGATACTATCAAGTAAGCGATCAGAATTTGGAGCAGACTATGATGGTTACTCAGGCTCATCTTCTATCTCCGGAAGTGCAAACGAAGCACTTAGGGATTCCTTATCGCCTCAAGGTGGATTGTCTGGAGATCCCCTCAAGGATTTCTTTAACGACCTGGGAGATTTAGTCTCTTATGGATCGGCTTCTGAAAACTATGATAAGATAAATGAGGATATTGCGTCTGTTCTTAAGCGAAATGCTTTTTCTACAGATAGCCAGCTGACTAGATGGATTGTAGATCCTGATAGTCCGGACAATTACACTCTTGGGCCTGGAACTGGAGTTATTGAGTTGGCTTTGTTTAATAGCTTTTCTACAAATGTTAATTATGACTCTAATCCGTCTAACGCAAGCTTTAATTTGGTGTATCCGTATAGAGTCGGAACGATATTGGAGGCTGACATCGAAGCTGCTGTACAAGAGGCTTTGTATGGAACATTAGGGATTATGTCAGAGCTGTTAAGTGGAGGACTTGGGTCTGAGGGAATGTCCGGAACCTTGCCACAGCTTGATGCATCATCCGCTATCTCTTCGGCCCTTGAGCTTGGCGGTCTTGGCTCTGCAGATGGATCTCTAGATACAGATTATATTAGAGAAAGACTCAGAACCTTTTATCTGGGAAAGAATTTTATTAATGCATCAGACCCTGTTCACTTCTATATAAGGGGAAATAGAACGTTCTCTGATTACACGGAATCTGGGTCAGCTTACTCTGAGGAGATAAGTGAATCACCATTTGATGATGAATTTTTAGATATAGATAATTCTATTTTAAAGGCCGAGTATCTTCTTTACACAAATCAAAAGATGTCGATGGATCAGTATCGAGAGTTGCGCCGCAGACAGGACAATTCATTCGGAATGATTCATGTTTTCGGTGGATTTGTAACTTCTGTTTCAGAGAGTTATTCTGGAGGCTTCCACAATCTAAACGTATCTTGTACAGATAATATGTCTTGGTTAAAATGGAGCAGATTCGCAGTTCAGCCCGCCCTAAGCGATCCGAAAGGCGTTTTGGAAGATCCGCTAACCCCTTATGATTTCTCAAGAGATGATCAAGGCGCTATAATCCCAGGGTCTAGAGAGCTTCTATACGAAAACAAACAACTTCTTCAGACTGGAATGTTAAGCTATGACTCTGGACTATTTGCTGGACAGAATGCTTCTGAGGGGAACTTGCTGCAGGGACAGTATAACGGAGTGGGTTCCCTTCGTGGCAAGAAGGTAATGCAGCATCCGAGTGGATTCATTTATAGATGGAAAACCGGAATTATAACGGCTACTGCCGGATTCCAGGCTGCAGATTCCACCGGAGAGAGACAAGATAATATTGATTCAGCTCAAAGATATCAGGTAACTGTAACTAATAATGTTCTAAACAACTTGGATATTCCAAATATTTTAAGCATATTAATTGTGGGCCAGCCATATAACATAGAGAGCTTTATTGAGCAGGCGCTGGTGGCTCACAACAAGAGAGACAAGTCTACTAGGCTTAGCCCGCTAGATCCTCTCACTGGTGTTCTAGATACTGTTAGAAAGCAGAACAATTATTATGGCAATTTTCAGCCTTATCGAATGCTAACTATGAGTTCTGCCACAACAGAGCAGATGCTTAATAACGCTGGACGTAGAGATATAGCGAATAATAACATCAGAAGCTTACAGGATAGAAAAGTTCTCTTAAGAAAGAAGATAGCAGATATATCAGGAAACGCTGCAGTGACCCCTCAGGAAAATGTTTTCATATCGACTCTTTCTTCGGAAATAGAGGCCATTGACGGAGCTATTCGGAACCAAATTAAGGTTGGAACGACCTCTCCAAACGCCGTGACTACAAAAGATAAGGTTGGCATCCAAATAAGTCTATCTGGGGCGACAAATCTTCCACTTTCTGGTGATGACGAAGAGAATAATGATGTGACTAGAGCCATGATGCTTGTTGGGTCTCAGAGAAAAATAGAAGATGTAAGATTAAACAGGGACAGAAACCTCTTTATGGTATCTGATCAGTACGATTCTGCAGACATTAGGCCCTTCATTTTGAGTCTAAACACAAGCGGATGGAACCTGTTTGATGGACTCTTTAAGGATTCTTGGCAGCTTTGCAACGAAGCCTCTAATTATCTAGACTTAGAATTCTTCTGTAATTCTCAGGGACATCTAGAGTTTCGGCCGCCGCCGTGGAATAGAATCCCTCTTAGCATATTGAAGGAGTCTATTAAAAAGCAGACGAAAGAAAATAAGAATATGATTCCAAGGTTTGTAACTGATTTATTTCAAACCAGAATTGAAGGAATCTATCTCCAGATTCATACTTTAAATCTGAAGATAGCGCTAATTTCCCTTCTTCTTGGTAAATATCCTGATAGAAATCTGATTCCCAATATGAAACTTGGAGGCGCAGCGTCTCTTCCATTCTTTGGGATCATTAAAAATGATCCCAATGCCCCCTCTGGCGTATTTAATCAGGCCAACCGGCCTGAATCAGGAAAAGGTTCTGCACAAACAAAGGCCCTTTCTCTCTTTTCAACAAACAGCCCCACTGCTGGGCCGCTTAGTACGCGAGATCCAAACGAAAATGGACTAGAATTAGGCGCAAGTTTTCAGCAGAAGGGAGACGTTTTAGGCGGCAATACAGATAAGATTTTAGGAATTTTTGATCCGATAGTTCAGGAGCAGCTAAACATAGTAAATGACCTACAAACTCAGGTTGGTGGTAACTCTGGCTCACCCGCCGTACAATTTACCGCATCTGATTTAAATAATATTAGAAACTCGTTTAAAAAGCAATTTGGTCGTGATCCAGCAACAGGTATTATTGCCGCTGGTGATTCTTTTGAAGATAAGCATTTTACATACAACATTTCTGAGTCATCAGAAAGAAGCGGAGCTATATTCTCAAATGACGGACTACTTGCAAAGCTTAAAAGTGCTATCTCCAATAGAGATAGTTTTGTCTCTATGCTCCAGGCAAATTTGGCGAAGCAGCGTGAGCTTGGCGAGATAGAAACCTTCTTGCAGACTGGGGAAGAGCCTGGAGATATCGAACTTAACATAAATGACAAGGTTGTAGACTTCTTGGAACGAAGCGCAAATGCTCTTCAGACAAGTTCTGATATTTTGACAGGAAAGATGTCAGAGGGCTCCATCTATGATCATCTAATAGAAGACGATACGCGGAATCTCTTGGGATATGGCTCTGGTAAGAGATTCATACTGAAAGATGAATATATTATAAGCGCAAACTTCTCTGAAAATCCTCCGGAGTTTACAAGGCTTGATATCAAGGGCGATGCACCGCTTATCGGAGACGGTTTAAACAGAGGATTTGAAGGCTTATACTTTTGGGCTGGAGCAACAGACTTTGATTTGTGGAGACAGTATGGATACAAGCCTTCGCTGCAATCTCTCCCCTTCATAAGTGATGCGAAAGGGCAGGCAAAGCCGTATGCCATATTAAAGCTTGGAATGCAAAAGTTTGCTATCAATATGGGCTCTGTAACCATTGCTGGAAATGAATTTTATCAGCCGGGCGACAC